ATTTGACTTAGAAACCTCACGATTCACAGATTATGAAACTACGGAATCACCAATTTTCAACCCGTCCACGGATTTTTGAAGGTAGTGAATATGAACACCCATGGTATAAATATTTGAATAAACCTAACCCACCTACGCAAGAAGCAATTGAAAAGGCCAAGTTCGAAGACAAAACATTCCGTTGGGACGGTGGTGTTCGACCTCGAAACAAACGGACTCCTAAATAATGCGACACGAATTCACTGCTTATCCTTATATTGGGCCAAAGATGATAGATTTGAAACATTTAATGACGAACCCTACACGGATAATCCGAAGGATTTACCGATGGCTTCTGGTCACTCCGTTACTACAGGAATCAGTTCCCTCGAAGTGGCTGACGTTCTGGTTGGTCACAATATCATCGGCTTTGACATACCTGTTATTAAAAAGCTCTATCCTTGGTTTAATCCTCGGGGGAGTGTTGTTGATACTCTTCTGTTATCTCGCCTTTATCATCCGAATCTTCTCGATATAGATAAAAAAAGATGTTGGAAACATATGCCCTTACAATTATATGGTAGGCACTCACTTGAATCATACGGTTACAGACTGAATGAATACAAAGGGAACTTTGCAAAGACTACAGACTGGAAAGAATGGTCTCAAGAGATGCAAGACTACTGCGAACAAGATGTTGTAGTTACTAACAAACTATGCAAACACTTCCACCGCTACCTGAATGGGTACAGTTAGAACATCAGGTAGCTCAACTACTCACACAACAAGAGATCCATGGATGGCATTTTGATGAACAATCTGCACGGAAACTTGAATCTTCTCTCCGACAAGAGTATGAAGAAACTAGTCAACTATTACGCCACAGGTATCCTTACATTGGCGGACCAATATTTACTCCTAAACGAGATAATCGGACCAAAGGCTATGTCGCTGGAGCTTCATTTACCAAACTCAAAGAATTAAATCCCGTATCAAGGGATCATATAGCATGGATTTTGACTACTCGGCATGGATGGACACCGTCGTTAATGACTGCATCAGGGAAAACCGTTATAGACGAGACCGTCTTAAAGGAACTTGGAACGGATATAGCTCTTCAGTTCTTGACACTACTGGATCTGACGAAAAAGTTAGGGATGATATCCGAAGGCGTGAACGCATGGCAGAAGCTTGTTACGAAGTCTAGGATACACCACCATTGTTCAGTAGCTACTCAAACTTTTAGAGTAGCACACCGATCTCCGAATCTCGGACAGGTACCTAGTGATGAAAGATTTCGACGTTTGTTTACTGCTAGTCCGAACCTACGAATGGTCGGTGCTGATCTTAGCGGTATTGAGTTACGGGTGCTTGCCCATTATCTTGCAAGATGGGATGGAGGCAGGTATGCCAAAGTGCTCTTGCATGGTGACATACACCAAGAAAACGCTGATAAAATTGGTATCACTAGATCTCAAGTCAAGACTGTCACCTACTGCTTTTTGTATGGTGGCGGAGACATTAAATTAGGCCACTCCTATGACAAACAATTATCTGAAGAAGAAGCTCGTAAGAAGGGCAAAGAGATACGGAAAGCTTATGTTGCAGCCATACCTGGCCTTGCGGATTTTCTGGAGGCGGTACGAAAGGTGGTGTCACGGGGTTATGTTCATGGACTCGACCACCGTCGTATCCTGTGTGACTCGAGGCATAAGTCCGTCAATTACCTCATACAGGGGTCGTCGGCGATCATCGCCAAAAGATGGATGGTATTGACCCATGACCATATCAAAGAAATGGATCTATGCTGCAGCCAGCTTGCTTTTGTTCACGACGAGCTACAGTTTGAATGCACAGCAGAACATGTTGATGATCTCAAATCTCTTCTTGTTCTGTCCGCTGTTGAAGCAGGAGAATATTACAAACTAAGATGCCCACTTTCAGCTGAATCAAAATCTGGAGGCACATGGGCAGACGTACATTAATTTATGAAAATACTATGTGATGCAGATTTCATCGTCTATAAGGCGTGTGCTGCAGCTGAGAATGAAGTAGACTTTGGTAAGGATGTTATCCTTGTCACTTCTAACTTCAGTGATGCGTACTCCGCAACTAAACGAGAACTGACTAAGCTTGAAAAGAAACTTGGTCCATCTGCTACACTGATACTGTTCTTCTCGGACAGTGTAAATTTCAGAAAAAAAATTCTACCCGAATATAAGGGTCACCGTAATCGTAAGAAGCCGTGTGGCTATAAGCGTGTCATCAATGCTCTCCGAAAAGAGTATAAGGTTATTATTAAACCTGGACTTGAAGCCGATGACAGTATGGGAATTTATAGCACGAAATATCCTGGGAACATCATCGCTTCCCCTGATAAAGATATGCGACAGATACCTGGACAATTATACAATTTTAGTGAGACTTTCACAATCGATCCCGATGAAGGTGCCCGTTGGCATCTGACTCAATCACTGGCTGGCGACCAAACCGATGGTTATGGTGGCTGTCCAGGAATAGGCGTCAAACGAGCTGAAACTTTATTCAGTGAGAAAGGATGCTCTTGGAAAACAGTACTAGATACTTTCAAGGAGAAGGGGTTGACTGAAGAAGATGCATTAGTCAATGCAAGACTTGCTAGAATCCTCACAGCTGATGATTATGACTTCAACAAAAAACAACCGAAACTCTGGTCCCCCGCCTCCGATTACAAAGTTAACTCTGGAGCAGGATCTAAAGTTAAGGCAACTTGAATTAAAACTAAATAGTGGTGAGTTCGATATTAAAGATTTCACCACTATCTTTATAGCATTACAACATCAAAACTTTGTAATGGCTAACTCCCTCAAAAACTTATTAAAAGAATGGCCAAAGGACCACCCTATTATCAAAGAGGATCTATCGATGTTTGGGATTTTATTAGAGACCAAGGATTAAATTTCCATCTCGGTAATGCTATTAAATATATCTGCAGAGCAGGTCATAAAGATAGCAAGATACATGACTTAGAAAAAGCAATTCACTACTTACAAAACGAACTACAACATGAAAAGAACCTTTATCTCCGATCAAGCCAGGGAATTCCGTACCAAGTACGGGCTGAAATCCTCGAGGACTCGAGACAAGCGTTCTTATCAGAAGAATCTGATCGTAGAGGAATTTAAAGAGTTCCTTGAAGCTGAAGGTATGTTGTTCAGAAATAACTCCACAATCGAATCAGAAGCTCTAAAAGAATTAGCTGATCTAATCTATGTAGCCTACCAATATGCTGAGAATATGGGGTGGTTCTTAGATGAAGCACTAGATAGAGTACACTTAAGTAATATGTCCAAGCTCGGAGAGGACGGTAAACCAATATACCGAGAAGATGGAAAGGTTCTTAAAGGACCAAACTATAAACCACCCACTCTTGAAGATTTAATCTAATGACCGCAGAACTTATCTCCCGCACTGGTCGGGTCCAATCATGGTTGGATAACCCAGAATCTAGACTCCCAGTGAGCTGCACTGTGTTCGTCGTCGAAGACTCGATGGAAGGACCAAACGGTATAGAAGCAAGCTGGAGGTTTGTGTCTCATGCACTACGACATGGGGCAGGGTGTGCAGTACACCTTTCTAAACTGAGACCTAAAGGCGATGACAATGGCCGAGGCTTAACAGCTAGTGGTCCAGTTTCTTTCGCAAAAATTTACTCAACTTTAAATGAAACACTTAGAAGAGGTGGCGTCTACAAGAATGGGGCTGTTGTGGCTCACTTGGATATCAACCATCCCGATATTCTTGACTTCGTGCGCCTTCCCCGTTCCGAAGCTCCCTGGATTAAACGCACCGTCGATCTCAGTCCCAGAGATTGGAACACCACCAGTCCAGAAGTTAAAAATGCCATCCTCTATGGAATTAAATCCGGGGACATCTGGCTTAATAAAATAAAATATGATGACAAAGCTAGGAGAATTTTTGGAAACGTTTGCCTCGAAGTATACCTGCCCTCACGAGGCACATGCCTCTTGCAACATATTAATCTCGGTGCCTGTGAAGTCGGGAAC